GACAGCAGGAAGGTTTTGCTGTAACAGGTAAAGCCAGAAAGCTCAGGGTTGCAAAGTGAAGTCTCGTACTGAATGATGCAGCCGTTGAGACGTAGCGATACGTTTCTCTAAATTGCATTTAACATTGCAGTGCTTTGTTGTCGCAAGACAATGTGTTAAGTGCTTCCGTATGGAGGAGTTGTTATGGAACTATTTGGCGATCGAATCAGACACCGTGTAACGAATACTGGCTATAAAATCGGCCAGCTCGTGAAGATTGGTCAATACCAAGTCTTCAACACGAATACGAATGCTTGGCAGCGCATGAGCGATGTCGAGTACTCGTGGGATGCCCCCTACCTCGTTGGTGAGTTTTGCCGGGATGAAGTTCACCCCGGCCCACCCTGGAGATCAGGAGGACCCTTTCAAAGTCTGCGTTCAGATTGGTGCATTCCATATGCACTACGCGGCTCACGTACTCACCTACCGCCCGCTCCTTGGAGTGGACAATCTGTGGGTTACGTCGGCGGGTTTGCACCCGGAAGTTTTCTCAACGACGCGGAGATCAATAATCTCAATACGTTGTTGGGCGCTTCCACGGTACCTTTCCCTGCGTACATAAGTTCCTGGAGTGACAAGGCATGGCATAAGTCCATGCCCAAACTTGAGAAAGCTGGGCTATCAGTGATGTTGGCCGAAGCGCGTGACATCCCTAGGATGTTGCGCTCTACCGCTCGCCAGTTCCACGATTTGTGGATCCTTGGTGGAGGGTCTAAATTCGGCCGATCAGCCTGGTCGCCTAATCTGAAGAGGCGAGTCGAGGTCATGCGACCCGGCAAGCTTTCAGATACCTTTCTCAATTACCAGTTCGGCTGGGTCCCCTTCGTTTCAGATCTCATCAAACTAGATGAGACGTACTGGAACTCCAAAGCCTACATGCAGCAGATATCTGATGCAAACGGCAAATGGATGAAGAGGAGCTCACTCCTGTTTGGCGATGAAAAAGAAGAGCTCTTGTCGAGTGGTAGCGGCTGCGCGGTAACACCGGGCGGCCAATACATCAACAATCTCTGCTCTGGACTTCCACGCTGGGAAGTAACCCTTCGTACTTATACGAAGATTAGTTACGCCAGCGAATGGTTGTACTATCGCCCTGAGTTCGATCAAGCGTTATCGGATTATTCATCCGCATGGGCTAACCTACAGCGAAATCTATTGCTGTATGGTGCTCGTATGACGCCTTCGAACATCTACAAAGCAACTCCGTGGTCATGGTTGATCGATTGGTTCTCCAATGTTGGAGACCAGGTTTCCCTCGCGAATGCGTGGGCCGATGATTCCATGGTCTGCAAGTTTTTGTACCTGATGCATCGAAGAGTGAAAATTCTGACTTTCCGTCAGTTCCTTCCATTCAAAGATGGTCCCGAAGTCTTGTCTTGGGAACGAATTCTCATGACGAAACAACGGGCAGGTGCTAACAGTCCATATGGTCTTAGCCTGTCGTGGAACGATTTGACTCCACGGCAGTTAGCGATTCTTGCAGCTTTGAAGATCACTCGATAAAAACTCGTGTGATCTTGCACCTGCAGAATCAATCTGCCTAGTCCTTAGTATGGCCGGCCCCTTGGAAAAGGGTAGGGTCTGATTAGGCTAAACTCCGTAAAACTTTGGAGGTCAACCATTCATGTTTACCGATCCACAAACTGTTACTGTCAATGCTGTCGCTAAGGTGATGCCCCGCATCGAGGCAAAAGGCACAAGTGCCACTTACCAACTTGCGGATAAGACATTCACCCTAAATCTTGGTCATACCGTGTCTAAGGGACGAATTCGTTCCCTGGCGCGGATTGATCAAAGGGCGATCGTCGCAGATCCGTTGACAGCTGTCAACGATTATGAGACGCTCTCTTTCTACGTAGTCATCGACCGGCCTGAAGCCGGTTTTTCGATGGTGCAGACTGAGCAGCTTATAGCCGGTCTTAAGACCTGGCTTGACAACGCCGCAATAGACAAGCTTTTTGGCATAGAGTCGTAAGACTATCAGGCCAAGAAGGGATCAGGGCGAAGACCATGCAAGTATCGGAATTTGATTCCGGACATGTCATGTCTAGTAGTCCTGATTTTCTTGTCTTTTGTGTTCTAAGGCGTGTGGCAGTTAGTCCCATCCATTCGTGGGTGGGATGTAGGCTTTCATGCGTGGCTTGAAGACTCCCTCCGCGAGGAGGTGTCTTGAAAAGCAACGAGTGCGAAAGCACAAGTGACTGTCTAGAGTTAGTACAGGCAATCTATAGAGACGCCTGTGCTAAGTGTATCGCAAATGTCTCAGATTTACGTGACTTAGAAACTATCAAGTCACGGGTCAGAGATGAAGGGTTATCATTTTTAACGATAACTCTTCCCCGTTTTTGTAGGGATTTCGAAAGAGCCCTACATGACGGATTTATTGACTCGACCTCATTTGCTCGCTTTAAGCGGGTTCCTGAGGCAACCATGCCTGCACTGCTGCAGGGGATGGTAAGTCAAGTCTTTGACCGGAGAAGTGGGAGGATTTATGACGAAGATGAACTTCGATCTAGAGGTTCTGCGAGTGATGTTTCTACTATTATTGAATCTGTACGGCAGTTATGCCTTACATTCAAGAAAGTGGAAGTTAGCTGTTCGCCCGAAAGGGTTGAGGCCGCACTCGAAACTTTTGTCTCGATTGAGCGTTCCTTTAAGGAGTTTACACCATCGGATGTGGAAGTGGCCGAATTTCGCGCTGTTTCTACTATGCTCTGGGGCAATATGGTTAGGCCTCTCGGTCTTTCCAATATATTTCCAGGGCACGGGCCCGGTGCTACTGCCGAAAGGATTTCTGGAAATCAGAAATTTAATTGGCGTAGGTGGCACGATCGTCTCGAGCCTTATTTTCCTCTGGTCGACAACGGATTCCCGATAGGGATTCCAATGAAAGCCAGGGAGCTTGAGATAGTAACGATCATACCACAGGACGGAGAACAGCCCGTAAGGGTTGTTCCTGTTCCCAAAACTCTTAAGGGACCCAGGATCATTGCTATAGAGCCTTGTTGCATGCAATTTGTGCAACAGGGGATTCGGAATGTCCTTTATCGGGCAATTGAATCCTATTGGTTGACAGCTGGTCACGTTAATTTTAGTGACCAAACTGTTAATCAGAAGCTAGCAATTGAAGCGTCGAGTACGGGTCAGTTTGCAACAATTGACCTATCAGAAGCTAGTGATCGTGTTCCACTTTCACTAGCTCTGGTCATGTTTGAGACAAATCCCGATCTTAGGGACGCGATTCTTGCATGTCGTTCGACAAAAGCGGAAATGCCAGATGGAACCATCATAGGCCCACTTGGTAAATTCGCTTCCATGGGTAGCGCTTTGTGTTTCCCTATTGAGGCTATGTATTTCTACACTAGTTGTGTAGTAGCCTCTCTAAAGGGTGCACACCTTTCACTAACACCTTCAAACATCTTTAAGGTGTCACGAGGTGTTTTCGTGTATGGAGACGATATAGTTGTCCCAACACGTGATGCGGATATTGTTCTCGATCACCTACGAAAATACAATTGTAAGGTGAACGCCTCTAAGACTTTCGTTGGCGGAAGCTTTCGAGAGTCGTGTGGTGTTGACGCGTACCGGGGTGAACAGGTAACACCTGTTTATCTTCGGAGAATGCGTCCTGAGAACAAGCAACAGTCTTCTAACATCATATCTTGGGTTGAAACAGCCAATCTCTTCTATAAGAGAGGATATTGGTCTGTGGCCCAGCTCATGTTTTCGAAACTTGAGCAGGTGTTGGGGATGTCAATCCCTTACATAGATGATGATGGAGAAGGTCTGGGCCGTTTCTCATACATGGGACGCGATCTTAACGCTTCACAGCGATTAGGTCGCGACGCTAGGACGTTGATAGTGAAGTCGAAAGACGGATCTTTCTACGTTCAGTGTTATAGCCCCGCTGAAAAGTGGGACTATGATACCCAGCGTCTTAAAGTAAGGACGTTGGTCCCTGGACCAGTGTACCAACCTGATACATTGGATGGGTACGGTGCTCTTTTTAAAAGCCTTTCCAGCCTTACAGGCGCAAGCCTGTTTGACTATCGGGCTTTGAAGATAGCTCACAAGAGGTGGGATCTTTTTATCAAAGATCTTATCTCAAAAGATGAGCATCATTTAGAGCGATTTGCACTGCACGGCGCAGTTACACTTAAACGCCGTTGGGTCCCCGCACAGTAGCGGGGATGAGGGTCTTAGACCCTGGGGGGGTGCATGATGCTTGGCAGCATCACGCAGTGCAGGTC